ATAGAACAGCATGGGAAACGAAAAGATGCAAGTGAACTTTGCTCCGGGTATGACCGAAGCAACCCTTAGAGTTATTGAACTTCACGAAGAAAATGAGTTACCGGTACTGGAGCCTGATAAGGTAGAATTAGCCGGAACAATTGGAAGTGTTCATGAATTTCTCTTGAAAAGAATCTCTGAAAAAGAGCAGATCAATCAGAAACGTTGCTATATTCTTGTTGATCGGGAGAAAATGACACTTAAACTTGTCACCAATGAAACTGACAGTAGGAATAAAGCTACTGTAAGAGGTGAGTTGAAATACTATCCCAAGTTTCTTGAATTTGGTATTAACACAAGCAAGACATGGGAACCGGTGCAGCTTTCAAAGTTCTTCAAAATGAATCGTGCCTTCTTCAAGGATGCACAATACAACATGGAACTGGTAACAGTCTTGAAGAACTTCAAAGCCAGCATTGACTCAAAAGTGGAAAACTCCCGACAAGACAACGGTAGTCGCACTGACAATTACAGCCAAGTTGTCAACTCCAATCTTCCGGCCTCATTCAATCTTATTGTTCCGATTTTCAAAGGTCGCCCGGCAGAAGAAATTGAAGTGGAAATCATTGCAGATGTGGATGGGCGTAACATTCGATTATCCCTTTGCTCCCCTGGTGCAGAAGTGATAGTGGAAGAAGAACGCAACAAGGCCATTGACGAGCAATTATTGTTGATCCGTAAATTGGCACCGGATATTGCCATTATCGAACAATAACAATGAAGACTGTAAAGAAATACTGGAAGCCGGTACTTGTCGTATCGGCTTTCTTCATTGGCAACCGCGTATTCAATCACATAAATGCGTGGTTGGGAATTTCAATAATTATGCTGACAGTAGCATTTATAGTTTATAATATCATTAAAAAAAGTAGAAAATGAAAAGAAAGATTGATTTTTTGATTGTGGCACTATTTGCCGTTGTTTTGTTTGCTTCATGCGAAAGAGTTGCTCCCAATTATGCCGGTGTCCTTATGGAGAACTACGGCAAACAAGGGAAAGAAGATTTTAAAATCGTTGCCGGTAAGGTATCTACATGGGAATTAGGCACAGAGCTTTTTCAAGTTCCGCTATTCGATCAGCGTGGAGAATTTTCTGATCCAGTCACACTAAAAGCAGCCGACAATACAGAGTTTACAGCCCGGCCAACTTACTCTTATAAAGTAATGAAAAACAGGGCTATTGATATTGTATTTGATAACAAGCATATTGATAAGGCTGACACCCCATCGGGAAAAGATGGCTTTATGCAATCATTAGAAGATAATATTTTGGAGCCACGTATATATGATCTTATCAAAGAAGAAAGTCGCAAACATAAAACAGACAGTCTGATGGCTGACGGTGGTTCATTGGTATTTGAAAAGAGACTGGAACAGATCGTTGATAAAGAATTTGAGAAACGGGGATTGCAGTTGTTGACCTTCTCCGCACAATTGGAATTTTCAAGAGCTGTCCGCGATAAAATAGATAGCCGTAACGAGGTAAACACTAATATTTCGGTACTTGATCAGAAGATTGAAGAACAAAAGAAGCAAAACGAACTGGAGCAACTAAAAACAGAACAAGCTTTAATTGCGTCCCGTGGACTCACCCGTGAGATTTTATATAAACAATTTATAGACAAGTGGGACGGGAAGACACCTCTATATGGCATTGCTCCTGAATTTTTAAAAATGACAAAATAATATGCTGACATTTCAACAAAGAAGAGATACGATATTGTCTCAATTTGCACAAGCAAAAGCCGATTTGGAAACACTTAATAGTGATATTGATGCAGAAATCGAAAAGAATAAATCTGTTATTTCTACACTAACTTCTAAAAATACAGAATTGGCCTCTTTAAAAAAGTAATAATGAAGGCTCAATCAAGACTTTTGCTAAATTCCTAAAATAATAATTATCAACCCGATTAATAATCAGCTTCTCCCGGTGTGGCTTGACCGCCTATCCGGGAACTATCATGCCTCACCTTTTTTCTTCTCTTTGCAAGTCGAGTCGAGTACGCTGCATACGCTCCACGGCGGTAGATACTACAAAGAGTCTTTTTGTTCATGTAAAATGCCTCTATTGTAGAGGCAAACGGATAAGTGGCGAAATCGGAAGACGCTTAGTTTCTGTGGTAAAAATGCACGAATAGCATCACGAGTCAGGTAATATGCTATTAACACTTGACATACGTACAAACGGAAGCAGAAACGAAAATCCTGATTGCAACAGTTCCCGGTTCGAGTCCGGGCTTATCCACATAAATCAATCATTATGAAAGTTGAAATCCCCGACTATTTCCTAAAATCCTTTATCCGACATTTTGAAAGGATAACCGAGAATTGTAAAGCTTCACCTTCTGACATCAAGACCAGTGAAGCACTAAGGCTTGGAAAGAAAGATGTAATTAAGCTCAAAAGATTTATAAACAAAAAAGTATAATTTATGAAACGAAGGATCATAGGTATAGATGTTGGCAAAAACGGTGGAATTGTAGTGTACGACACCGAGAATAACAAATTATTGGAGTGTATCAAAATGCCACCAACTCCCAAAGACTTATTAGATTTTCTCTCCATATACAAAGAAAATAGCGTTTGTTATTTGGAACGAGTGAATGGCATGACCGGACAAAGTGCTTCTGCCTCTTTTGTTTTTGGAGAAGGTTACGGACAGCTGACTATGGGATTGATAGCTTGTGGGATTCCGACAGTAACAGTATCTCCACAAACTTGGCAAAAAACTATAGGATTACGAAATACAGACAAATTGGGTAAGACAGAATGGAAAAACATCTTAAAGAAGAAAGCCCAACAGCTGTTCCCGTATGCAAAAGTTACATTGGCAACTTCGGATGCCTTACTAATATGTGAATATGGTAGAATTAAAGAAAAGGAATAATGGAAAAATTAAAAAAATGTAGCAAATGTAGCCGGGAACTTCCGGTCAGTGAGTTTTGGAAAAATGCTTCAACCGAAGATGGATTGCAGACATATTGTAAAGAGTGCGGTAATGTTTATGCCAGAAACCGTAAGAAAACTCCGGGGGGGGAATTTGAAGAAAATATATTCCAATCCTGAATTGGCAAAATTTTCTCCACGGGAACTTATCGCAGAATTGAAAGCACGTGGATATACCGGAGAATTGAAATACACCCAAACAATATCATTATAAATGGAAAAGTTACGTCTATTGGTTACAACCAAATGTCCGAACAAATGTCCTATGTGTTGCAACAACTCATGGGATTTTTCAAAATTACCAGTTGTTGAGCACTTTAATTACAAAGAGATCATGATAACTGGTGGAGAACCACTTTTGTTTCCTGAAAAACTGGCAAATTTGGCTGAAAGTATCAAAACCGTTCAAAAATTGGCCTATGGCAATAAAGGAAAATTATTTCTATATACGGCACTGGCTGATATGCTCCCCAATTATATCAGATACTTCGATGGAGTTGTTTACACTCCACATTCTGTTAATGATGTTCATAGTTTATTGGAGGCCAATAATTTTTTGTTGGACTACAAAGATGAACTTATGGAAAGTAAATCTCTTCGACTCAATCTTTTTCCTGATATTAAAAAGCATATTCCTGATAACACAGACCTTTCGTTATGGAAAGTAAAAGATATGAAATGGATCAAAGATTGCCCGGTTCCAGCTGATGAAGAATTCAAAAGAGTAGCTGAATTATGGGAGGTGGAATGATGAAAGATGTAATTACCCCCCCCCAACATCTCTATCCTTATCGCTGGTCTTTAGAAGATGCTGTTTTTACTAAAGATAAAGGAAAGGTATTTTCTTGTTTTGCATGTGGCGGTGGCTCTACTATGGGTTACAAAATAGCCGGTTACGATGTTATTGGCTGTAATGAGATTGATCCACGAATGATGAAATGCTATGAAACAAACCATCATCCCCAGTATAGTTATTTGGAAGATATTCGTGATTTAGTGAAAAGGAATTATCTTCCCGAAGAATTGTACAATTTAGATATATTGGACGGATCACCACCTTGCAGTACATTTAGCATGTCGGGATTACGTGAAGATGCGTGGGGTAAAGAAAAGAAATTCAAGGAAGGTCAAAAGACACAAGTTTTAGACACGCTCTTTTTTGATTTTATTGCACTTGCCAAACGCTTAAAACCTAAAGTCGTTATTGCTGAAAATGTGAAAGGACTTCTTTTAGGGAATGCGATTGATTATGTCAGACGTATATACAAAGACTTTGAGGAAGCTGGTTATTATTGTCAGCATTTTCTTCTTGATGCTTCTAAAATGGGAGTACCTCAAAAAAGAGAACGTGTATTCTTTATATGTATCAGGCATGATTTGGGAGTTCATTTTCTAAAAGTTTCAGACCTCTTCAATGTTGAGCCACATATTTGTATGAAGTTCAATGAAATACCCATTTTGATGAAAGAAATAACAGACTTTAAGGGGAAAGAAATTAAAAATGGTACAAAAATTCGATATGTTTGGGAACATAGAGAAATTACTGATAAAGACATGTCTGATACATGTATGCGGCTATACGGTAAAGAGTTATTCTTCTCAAAGAAATATACACTTGAAGATCGCATCTGCAATACGATAACTTCCAAGCATGATGATTTGATACACTTTACACAGCCTTTATATCTAAGTACATCTGAAATCTGTAAAGTCTCTACTTTCCCCATCGACTATAACTTTTGCAACCAATCCCCACATTATATCTGTGGAATGAGTGTACCACCCGTTATGATGGCGCATGTAGCCTCACGAGTATGGAAATATTGGTTATCTAAATTATAAATCAAATGAAATCAGAAGAATTAGCAACCCAGTGGTGTCGGGATCATCCTGATGCAACATTGGAACAAGCATTCATGGCCGGATTAGGCCATAAGATGAATATGAATAAAGATTCTCTTTCTGCAAGGAAAGACAAATTCAGAAGTGAAGTCCTCATGTACAGAGGGAAATATCCTGATGATATGTTGAAGGACTTTTTCGAGTATTGGACTGAATGCGGAGGACGGAAAATGCGCTTTGAGAAGGAACGTACATTTGAAGTTTCCAAACGTTTAGTCAGATGGTCTAATAATGATTTTAACAAGTATGGGAAACAACTTAATTCAAGTCAACAGCAATCTCCCGGCAACCGAAAAGAAAGCGTTGAAAGACTTGCTGACCTTGCAAGCGGAGTATTACAAGGGATTGCACGTAAGTTCGATTAAAGAAGCTGTTCTCAACACTCCTAACCTACCACTCTCCGTTATAAGAAAAGAAATCACATTGGCTGGCGCAAGAGCCATACTGGTAATTGCGATTAACGAGCTTGTGTCTTTTTTCAATGTCGGAAAAACGATGAATGATGTTCAAGTGGCACTTACCGCTGATCTAATAATAGACAGATTCTATTATCTCAAATTGGAGGAAATCAAATTGTGTTTCCGTAATGCTATGGCTTCCGGTAAGATTTACGATAGACTGGACGGTAATATCATTCTCGGCTGGTTAAATGAATACGATGTACAGCGTGATGAAATTGTTTCTTCTCTTTCAATTAATGAAGCCCATGAACAAAATAATAACAGCACTGGAATGTTCTACGGAGAATATATCAAACATCTAACTGAAAGATCGGAAAATGGAGATGAAGAGGCCAAAGAATTATTGGAATCCCATCAATCATTCATACAAAGGATGAAATCAAATGATAAAGAAGCCGCTTTCAAAAAATGGAAAGAAGAATATTATGGAAGAACTAAGAAACAAACTACTTGACTGGGCAAAACAATTTGAAACACCTGATTTTATAAAAGATGATCCTATATTCTTCCCACATAAGTACAGTGATAAAAAGGACATAGAAATCAGTGCCTTTCTTACTTCATGGATAGCTTTCGGGAATCGCAAACTGATAATGCAGCAAGCAGAAATTTTGGATAATCTAATGGGTAATTCTCCTTATGACTTCATTATGAACAAAGTATGGGAACAATACAAAGAAAATACAAATACCTTCTACCGTATGTTCACCTACCATGACTTCTTCTGCATTTGCCAGCGGTTGTACAACATATATCAGG